CTCATAAGTTTGCTAGTAAACAGGAGCGTCGTCAACCCGTCCAGACGGTATCGCCTGCAGGAAGAACAAGTAATGGACGCAGAACAGTACGTCTCACAAAACGGCAAGTTGAGATGGCTAAAAAATTAAATGTGCCGCTAACTGAATACGCGAAATATGTAAAGGAGGGTATGTAATATGACCGAAGACAATAAGATTAGAGATTCGCGCAGCTCTGAGGAAAGAATATCTCGAGAGAGAGCTAAACCTTGGACACCACCATCATCACTTGATGCCCCTGAACCGCCAGCTGGTTTTATACACAGATGGCTAAGAGCCGAAAGTATGGGCTTTGAAGACACAGCAAATATGTCAAAAAAACTACGAGAAGGTTATGAGCTTGTTCGTGGTGATGAGATAGCAAGCGGTGGTCATCATTACCCAGTATATACAGAAGGTTCTAAGTTTAAGGGATACATCGGCGTTGGTGGCCTAGTTCTGGCTAGGATACCGATTGAGATCGCAAGAAGCCGCGCTGAGTATTTTAGAAAAATTACTCGAGACCAAATGACCGCGGTAGATAATGACCTCATGAAGGAACAGAACCCTGCGATGCCTATAAATATAACTAGGCAATCAAAGGTAAGCTTTGGTGGTGGAAGAAAATAGTTTCTTTCCCATTAAAAATTATTAACTGTTAACAACGAGGATAATAACTATGGCAAACGTAGTAGAAAAGTTCGGTCTTAGACCGTACAGATCAATAAACGGCGCTTCATGGAATAATGCTCAAAACAGATATATAATTTCTGCTAACGCAACTAATGCCATCTATCAAGGTGACTTAGTTGTTGCTCAAACTGATGGAACTATCATTAGAGCTACTGCAGGAACTAGTACAGCTGTTTTAGGTGTATTCAATGGTTGCGAGTATACTGATCCAACAACAAAAAAACCAACGTTTAGAAATTCGTATCCTGGTGCAGTCAACTCAAGCAATATCACTGCTTTTGTTATTGACGATCCAGATACTGTATTTTTAATCAATGCAGATGCTGCTTTTACAAGAGCAGATGTGTTTCAAAATTACTCTATCTCTAACGCGACTGGAAATTCCGACACAGGTATTTCTGAAGTTCAGTTAGATGTAAGTGAATCTGGAACTAACGCATCATTTATCGTGCAAGCGATAGATATTAGTGAAGACCCTGATAATAACAATGAATCAGGTGCAAACGCTAATATTTTGGTGCGAATCAACAATCACCAGTACCGAACAAGTACAGGCGTATAATAGGAGAATAAAAAATGGCTATATCACGACAACAGCTAACTAAAGAGTTAGAGCCAGGTTTGAATGCCTTATTCGGCCTGGAGTACAGTAGATATGATAATCAGCATGCTGAAATCTTTACTACTGAATCATCTGACAGAGCTTTTGAAGAAGAAGTAATGTTAAGCGGTTTCGCTGGTGCACCAACTAAACAAGAAGGTGCTTCAGTTGTGTTCGATCAAGCTAACGAAGCTTACACAGCTAGATACACACACGAAACTATCGCTTTAGCATTCTCAATTACTGAAGAAGCTATCGAAGATAACCTATATGACAGACTTGCTCAAAGATACACAAGAGCTTTAGCAAGATCTATGTCAAACACTAAGCAAGTAAAAGCTGCACAAGTGCTTAACCAAGCACAATTCACTGCTGTAACAGGTGGTGACGGAGTACCTTTAATTGCGAACAATCACCCATTATCAAATGGTGGAACGTTCTCAAACGTACTTTCAACTGCAGCTGACCTTAACGAAACTTCATTAGAGCAAGCTCTAATTGATATTCAAGGTTTCGTTGATGAGAGAGGATTAAAAATCGCTCTTAACGGTAGAAAAATGATAATTCCAAAAGAATTACAATTTACTGCTGAAAGATTGATGAAATCAACTCTTAGAACAGGTACTGCTGATAACGACATCAACGCTATCAACAACATGGGAATGGTTCCTGAAGGTTACAGAGTTAACAACTTCTTAACTGACACTGACTCATTCTTCTTGTTAACGGATGTGCCTAATGGTCTTAAACACTTCGAAAGAAGTCCAATTAAGACTGCATTAGAAGGCGACTTCGATACAGGTAACGTTAGATTTAAGG